CTATGTACTAATAATAAAATAAGATCTCTATAGCTAAGGGGAGTTTCTTGCAAAGTTAATATACAAGGGAATGCCTACCCAAAAAGAACTAGGCGAACCTAGTTCAGGATATAATTTAAAGAGACACGTGGCAGATCTTCAACATCTGCTACACGCATCTCAGCCACCACTGGGTCGACCTCATATCGACACTCATCCACTAACAAGAGGTGGCGCTGCACAAACCAGAACAACATAAAGTTCCAGTCTAAAGACTGTTTAAAAGCTTCAACCTTTCTGAGCTCACCAGCGGTATCCACAGGCCAGAAAACTGGATGATAATAAATCTCCAAAGCACTGACCATATTCTCAAAACGCACTTGCCCATAAGGGACGAGCTCACCCATAAAACTTCGAACAGTCGAATAAAAAGTTTGCACCGGATCCTCGGCACTTTCGCTCACTTTAGCAAACATCTTAAAAAGAGATGCAGGTATAAGCCTATTGACCATAACCGAGACGAAAGAGAGATTTCCTTGTGCTTGGTCAGGTCTACAAGCCGGAATAGTGATGATTGCTGGCTTACGTTGGAGAAAGATAAGATCCTTCAAAATAGAATATCTTGCAGTCTCTTTGTTCTTATTACCAGGAGTAGCTTTTAAACCTTTATATCGACATTGAAGAATAAATTCCTCACAAGAATAAGGCTTAACATTCATCCTAACACAGAGATCAACCATCTTCTGTGTTATGCAAGATCGACTATCATCACCATAAGTTTGATGATAAAACAAGTCATCCACTATATCCCTTAAGTGAGTATAATCCAATGGAAAATGCTCTAAAAGCCAGCCAAAGAAACAGCTATAAGCCATTATCTGATTGCAGACATTATTGACTAAAGTCGTAACTGGTGTTCCTGAAGGATTGTAGCCAAGGCTTTTGAACGAAATTCCAGATATCTGATACTCATGACTGAAAAACCATTTTGTAATAGACATCCTAGCATCTAAGAAAGCTAATTTACGTTTCCTCCAAACATCGCCATGTTTTAAAAATATGGCATATTGATGGATAACATCAGCACAATCAAAGAGAACATCTAGAGAGGCAATAACCCATTCACGAGGAAGCGAAATGTCGAAACCACTCACGTCTGCATCCCAAACACAGGGTTTTCCTTCATAAATGCCTGCTTTATTAGCAACGAGATAAAAGGAAATTTCTCCATTTGGTCCAGAAGCATCCATGCCAACTTGAGTTCTATAATTATGTGGATTATGATACATAACATATGTCAAACCCGCAAAATACATCTTGGTAGAACAGTTGGCAAAACCTGGTGATACAAAAATCAATCGGCTTTTAGTCTTCAATTCTCCATATTGGTTCTCCAAAGCACATATAAAGTCTTCGTGTTCTATTCCATCGTGATAAAAATCTCCATAAAATTCTAAGATTTGTTTTTGTAAACCTTCTTGAGAAAAATCACGAGTAACTATATTACATAAACCAACAGGAGGTTTTTCCATATCACCAAAATAATCCTTCTCCACAATAAGAGGATAAAGTTCATCTTTGAAAGCAGGCATAACATGCCAGGGTAGACCATCAATTTTGCCCGCTAATGTACAATAAACCTGTTTAAAAAGGTTGTCGGCTCTATAAATTTGGTCTTCCCTAACATG